ATCACCTCACACGGCACGTTGTATAGATCGACCTCATCCGCCAGCATGTTTGCGTGATTGATGCCGCTGGCAAAGATTAGCCACGCTTTGCGCTCGGCACCATAGCGCACGATCTCGGCAACAGTGGCACGAACCAACTCAGGATCTGATGCGGCGGCTGCTAGCTCGCTCTCAACAAATTCGCCACCGCGCTTGTGGACGTTGGTTAGGTCGATCTGTTTCAGGCCTGCCTTGCTGATGACGGGCGCGAGGTAGCCGGCCTGCATGAGTTCCGTAATGCTGATATCGTAGGCGATGCCGTCAAAGATCGCGCCTTCGCCCTTGTGGAGAAATCCGCTGTCCAGCCGGTAGGGCGTGGCGGTTAGGCCGACGATCTTTGTCATCGGATTGGCGACCATCAGATCGGCAATGAACTTGCCGTAGCGCGTTGCCGAGTTCTTCGGCAGCATGTGCGCCTCGTCAATCAGAACCAAATCCGGGGCCGGGATGAAATCAAACGCGCGCTCCCATACGGATTGAATCCCGGCAAACGTGATCTGCCGATCTAGCTGCTTTTTGCCGATGCTGGCCGAAAAGAAACCAATATCAGCCTCAGGGTATAGCCCGGCAAGCTCGGCAGCATTCTGCTCTAGCAGCTCCTTGACGTGGCTCAAGATCAGAATGCGGGTACCGGGATACGAACAAGCGTCCTTAACCAGATGGGCTATGATCAGGCTTTTGCCGGCTCCAGTTGGAGCAACAATGATCGGATGATTGCCGCGCTTTTGCGCCCAATAGTCATACAGCCCATCTATGGCCGCGCGCTGGTATGGCCTAAGCTCAAGCATCTGACAAAGGCCCATCTCGTTTGGAGTAAAATTTAGCAGCGTGAATTGCATCCCGCTCGCTTGGCGTGCCGATCCCCGTGGCTATGGCATAGTGCGCCGCGCAATAGGATTTGCCCTCAACTGCCTCGCAGCCGCAAAACAAATAGGGCGCATCCTGCCCTATCGGCCATTTGCATTGATCTGGCATGAGATCAACCAGGCTGACCGGCTCACGCCCTGCTATGGCATTCCACCGCCCCTTAACAAGGACGGTTTTGACGCCCGCATCGATCGGGATGTGCTTTGGCTGTGGCGCGGCGACTGTTTTAGGCTTTGGGCCGCGCTGGCGGTTGAGGCTGCCGTCGGTCACGTCAATCTGACTGCGGGCGGGGTATCGGCTGTTGTGAACTTTGCCGAGGATCGAGTTGCCGGTGCGGTTGAGGATTTTGCCGATCTCTGGCGCGGTTTTGTCGCTATTGGTCCATAGGTCGAGCAAGATTGCCAGCTCATCGGCAGACCATTTGCGCGCCTTCAAAACGGGCGGGCTTGGAAGGTTTCGACGCATTAGCGCGCTCCCATCGCTTTGAGTGCGGATCGAGCGCCGCGAGCGGCTTTCGTTATGATTGCCCGCCGCCGCGCATCGGGGTGCTCTTCCCACATTAGATGTTCCGGCATGAGCGATGCGGTCACAAGCTTCTTTTGCGAATGCTGCTTGTACCCATCGGGCCGCAGCATTTTCATGGTGCTAACCTTAGTCCGAACCTGATTGTAGCTTTTGTCTGGGAAGTGTTGCGGAATGTCGCAGAACGGGATGCCGCGTTGATATAGCTCGCGTAGCCTCTCGGTGTCCGCATCGCTCCAAACGTCGTATGTCTTGCCCATGGTTAACGCTCAAGTGTCGGTGTGTTGATGGTCATGCGGAAAGGCCGTCGTTAGCGTTGAATATGTCCTCCTGAACCGGCGGTTCGATCCGTTCGCCATACTTTACCGCGCCAAGGTTGCGCACGGCCTGCTTGTAGTAGCTAGCCTTCAGCTCGGCACCAATGCCGCGACGCCCCTTTGTTACCGCTGAATAGACCTCACTGCCCACGCCCATAAACGGAGTAAGAACCGTTTCGCCAGGGTTGCTTCGCATCTGGACAATGCGATCAATCACGTCGAGCTGTAGCGGATGAACATGCTTTTCGTCGTCCTCCTCGCGGCTCTCGACATATGGAAGGACATGACCAAGGCGAATATCATCCCAGATTGAAGAGGCGTAACGTCGCCATATCCAGTGCGAAAAACGGTTCTGCTTCTGGTCTCCATCAAACCCACGAAGCTGCCGTATCTCGGATGGCATCTTGCTGTCATCGCCAGCATATTCAAGAAACCCGACAGGATTGGCGACGGGTATTTTGTTTTCCCCGTTCTTGCGGAATACCAATAGGTAGTCAGCCGATGCTACCCCGCACTGAACGCTATCTGTGACAGCAGTCATGTGCGCCAAATTCTTTTGCATAGTCCGGCGGCGAACGCCAAGAGGCTCTTTCCATATCGCGTGACGCGCTACGAAGTTGAACCCGTGCTTTTTGTGCAGCCGGATAATGTCTCCTGGAAAATCTATATAGGCGTCGAACGTGGCTCCACCAATCGGAACGTCCATGCAATGAACCGCAGAGCATCGCCCCGGAATGGTTATGCGACCGATCTCACGCACTACGTATTCGTAATGCTCAAAAAACTGGTCATAGTCTCTGCAGTTTGACAGATCGCGCTCGTCACTGGAATAGTTATACAGCCCTCCAAACGGAGGCGAATAAGCCGTTAAATGGATGGAGTCGTTTGGAAGCCCTCCCATGACCTCGATGCAGTCGCCATTGTATACGGCATACGTGTCGGTGATGTGCTGATCTAGGACGCTGCCCATGATGGTATCTCCATAGCGTTAGGGAATGGCTTGGCCTTGCCGATCGCCATTGCGTTGTTCATTTCAGATATGAGGTTTGCAAACATCGACTGAGCTTGCGCAGCTTTGCGCTGTCTGTTTTCGATGACCTTTCGTTCGCCCTCGGTCATAACTGTATCGACAACAACCTCTTGAGTTTGACCGAACCGCCAGCAACGGCGAACACCTTGGTAGTATTGCTCATAAGAGTGAGACGGAAAATCTATAACGTGAGCGCAATGTTGGAAATTTAACCCTAGCGCGGCGATGCGCGCCTTTGTCACCAATACACGAAACCCTCCGTCAACAAACTCCATTAGCCGCCCTTCCTTCATGTCGTCTGACTGAGACCCGGAAACCTGCTTAGCTCCAGGGATCATCTTTTCCAGAAGGTTTGCCTCTTCATTAAACTGGCACCAAACAATAGCCGGGCGATTGTGTGACGCCAGTTCAGCGGCGCGCTCGCACCTAACTTTGATGGTTCGCTTTTTCTCTTCGCGTTGCTCGGGAAGGGTAGACGCTGGGAGATTGAACAGCATCCCGTTTGCCAGGCTGTCGGCTTCCACCAGATGCTGGTTTTCTATAAGAGCAGGCAACGTAAACCTGCCGTCGCTAAAGCCTAAGTCGGATGGCTTCCGAAGTGCTCGCGACCATGAGCACACCCACTGCCAGAACGGAAGTTCGCCGTGCCCCTTAAATCGCCACTTAGGTGCTTCGCCGTACATCCGACGCGTAGCGCTATTGTTCTGATCGTTTTTGAAAAACCGATTCAGCATATCCATGTGCCCAAGGTATCCAAGGGCTTCAGAGGATGTTCCAAGCTCAATGTAGTCGTTCGGCGCGGCCGTCGCCGTTGCCAACAGCCGATACGGCACCTTGCGCATAAATTCAGTGATTTCGGCGCGACGAGACCCGTCGAAACTTTTAAGGATAGAGCTTTCGTCGCAGACAACTCCTTGGAAGTCAGCCGGGTTAAAGGCAGACAGTCTCTCATAGTTTGTAACGACGATACGGGCTGTAACTGATCCGTCCGATGACCTGGCGGCCTCAATGCCAAACTTAGATGCCTCGCGAACGATTTGCGCAGCGACAGCAAGAGGCGCGGCAATCAGAACGTGCCCGTTGGTGTGCTCTGCGACGTTCTGAGCCCATGTCAAAAATTGGACCGTCTTGCCAAGGCCGCAATCCTCGAACAATGCGGCGCGGCCTTTTCTTACTGAGTATTCGACCATTGCCTTTTGAAAATCAAAAAGCTGGTCTGGCATAAAAACCGGGTCAAAACCTCCGTCCGATCCTTCATGCGTTTTGTTGTTCAAAAACTCAACGTAACTCATCTCCACTCCCTATTTTCATTCCGCACGATTTCTCCATCGCTGTTGACGTATTCGACCCAGCCCTCGCCGGCATCGTGTACATCCATGTTGATCAGCGCCGGGTTAAACACATGCCGATCGCAGCCTAGCTGTTGCGTGGAAATGTCCAAACTGATCCCACGTGCCGCACATTC